CGCCTGGCAAACTCAAAACGGAATATCCTCCCCATCCATCTCCGCAAACGGCGACGGCCCCGCTTCCACTTCCCGCGCCGCCGATCCACCGCCACGCGGGAACGGGCCGTTCAATCGCACACCGTACTTCTCCTGCTCCTCTGCCACGACCGACGCCTGCGCGTCCGCCAACCGCGCGTTCAACTTTCGCAGCCAGTCGCCGCCGGTCAGGTCGGCCTCGGTTGCGCCGAGGGCTTCGAGACGCTTGCGAGTGTTGCTGAGCGACTTGGGCGTCAAGAACAGATTGGTGCTGCCCTGTGAGTCGTCGGCAAACCGAACGACCACTTTGAGCGCCTGGGTACCGTTTTGGCCGAGTTCCACCTTCCGCAGTCCCACAATACGGACGTCGTACCAGGTTTTGTCCTGTAGGCTTTGCGCGATCATTCAGCGGGCCCCTTGATCTCGGCGAGCTTGTCAGCGAGAACGGTGGCGGCTCCCATGCGGGACTCGGTTTCGTCAACGACCGACTGAATGAGCGAGTCGCTGGTATCCACCGCCGCCCCGCCCGCGACCTCGGACGCGTGGAACGCATGGAAGCGAGACAGCATCCGCGCGAACAACATCTCGTGCCCGAACTGGTCGTAGGTACCGGGCTTGTTGTCTTTGCCGCGGCTTCGCGCCACCAGTCCGCTCCGCGTGGCGTCGTCCAGCGTGTACCGAATTCGCAGCGGCTTGCCAGCTTCGTCGGTCATGGCTTCGCCCATGAAATAGAAGGCATATTCGCTTGCCTTCTCCGTGTGCTCGACGACCTTCCAGTTGTAGCCAGCGCGCCGCAGCAGGACCGCGCGGCCTTTGTAGTGCAGCGCAGGAGTCAGCAGGCCGCCCTGCGGAATCAGGTGGATGAACTGAAGCGACTGCGCTTCGTTGAAACCGTAGTCTCGCCCGTACATATACTTCAGTTCGATCTGCGGCGCGGGAATACCCAGCGCCTGCGCCCGCCTCCCCGCCTCGAAGGCGTCGATCCGCAATTGATCGGCGCGGCTCTTTAGCGTCGCGTCGGTGATGTCATCCAGCAGCGACCGCTTCGGCTGCTCCGGTGCGGCCGCTGGTTGCGCGGCCTGAATCTGTTCTGTCAATGCACTCATATGTATCTCCTTTCCCTGTTACGCCGGGAACACGCGAAACGGACGGCTCACTGACGGCTTGACCACCGCCGCGTAAATGTCCGGGTATTTGCCTTTAAGCGCAGCGGTATCCACCCGCTGCGAAACTTGCGGTTTGTACTGCACCCGATAGCCTGGCGCCACCCCGCCGGGAAGATCGCCGATCATGGCCGCCGCCTCCGCCTTGATCGTCTCCATCGCCGCCTCGGCGTCATCGCGGACCTCGCGCAGCGCTAGGTACTCGGCGGCCAAGCTGCCAAGGCCCGGTATGGTCTCAGCGTTGGCGTCGACGTCCACCGCGTCCAGCAGCGCCACACCTTGGCACGAATGCCTGTACTCGCACCGACCGCACCGCTTGTCAGACACCGGCAACCGCTGCGGCTCGCCTTCGCCTTGCACCATGCGCCAAAACTCCTCGGCCATCTCGCGCACCATGGCAAAGGCCGCTGCATCCGCGTCCACCTCAAACGTCTCAAACCGCCACTGCGACGGTTCGAGCACCGCGAAGGCGCCCCAGCGGTATCCGGCCAAACCCATATACCACTGGATTTGCAGCTGGTACGACAGCGGCAGGCCCTCGCGCAAAAACCCGCGAAACGCCCGCTCGTTGGCCGTCTTGCATTCGAGCACGCCTGGCCCGCGCTCGTCGCCCAGGATCATCCGGTCCATCGCGCCGGCCTCGTGACCAGCGCCGCGCACCACCTTCTTCCTCCGCACCTTGCGGCCCGTGCGGACCTCGTACTCCTCAACGATCAACGGCTCCAGCTTCGTACCGCGCACAAGATGCCCCCGAAACGGAACCTCGTAGTCAGCCTCGACACCGCGCTTCTGATACCAGAGCTTGCGGGCGCAGCCGTAGGGCGGCGCGTTTACGATGGCGCCGATGTCACTGCCGCCGATGAATCTTGTCCTGTCCATATTCCTCGTCGTTTCATTTGCCCCCAGCCGTGGGACTGGGAGCTCGGTATTGGGTTTGTTATCAGTTCGTTCGTGTGTCTTTCGTCCGGTTCCTCCTTGGTGAGATACCGCTCAAAGAGCGGCTGGCAGTGACGCCAGGGGACCGGCCAGCGGAATCCACGCCGCCTCTCGTCCGGGTATACCCGTGTGAGATCTGGCCGGCCACCTCGCGCCACTGGCGCTCCTGCGCTACCTTTGCCGCGCCGAGTCGCATATAGTGCTCAACCATGGCGCGTGCTGTCTCGTTGCTGTTCATAATGCCCTCCAGGCAAAAATCGGCCGCCCACCCGTGAAGACGGGCGGCCATGGTGGTACAGGAGATGTCCGCTCATGATCGGACAATTTAGGCCTGTCGGCCTCAGCGAACGCCGCACGCGGCGCTCACCGCGACAGACAGATCCAGATAAAGACGCCAAGCCCCCAGTTGAGGACCAACGACACGGCCAGCGCCCCGGCAAGGATGTTCTTACCGCGCCGCTCGCGGTCAATGCGGTTGCGGAAAACTTCGTAGGTAATCATGATTGATAGGCCTCCAGCCAGCCCTCGGCCAGCAGGTAGAGGGCTGCGGACCAACGGATCACGGGGTGGCCGTAGTCGGTCACCAGCATTGCAGCAGCGACGATCACCACCAGGATATGGAGGATGGTCAAAGCGGTTTCCAGCCTCACGACTGCACCGCCTCGTCCAGCATCAAGACATCCGCGCCCAGGTGGCGCAGAAGAACCAGCCGCGCATACGCGGTTGGCGAAAGCCCGAAGCGGATAGCCTTTTCGACAAGCTTGCCGTGCGCTTCGGGCGAAACCGCAATCGCTACTATTTTCTTTGCGTTCATGCTTAAAAACTTAGCACACGCTAATTTTTTAAGCAATATCGTTAACAGTTAATACAAAGCCGTCCACGCGTACGCGTCTGCCGCGTCCTTTCGGCACACCCGCAGCGTGTCGGCCACCCCCGCGCCGCCCTGGACCATGACGACGTATCCGCGCGTGCTGCTATTGCACGTCGCCTCCGTGCCGGCCACAAAAATATGCACGACCGCCTGCACATTCGCCGCCGCCTCCCACGCCGTGCCGTTCCAGCGAATGCCCTGGCCGAGCGTCGCGCTGTTTTGGTTTAGTTGCGACAGATTGAACTTTACGGCCGGCGTTGGCACGGTGGTCGACCGAATCGCGCGAATCGTCGTAGCGCCGGTCGGCACCACCCACGTTTCTTTCCAGCCGCTGCCGCTGGCCGGCGCAAATGTGGCCGTGTACGACGTGCCGCCAGGCGTGATTTGGTCGTTGGCGTACAAGGTGAGCGAGAACGCGCCCGACGTCACCGTCACGGTCTGCGTCCAGCCGGAGAGGGTCACGTTGCCCGAATAAAGCGGCTGCGCCAGTGCGGGCGAGTTCAGCGATACCGTGACCGTGCCGCCGAAGGTGCCGCCAAAAGGCGTGGTGATTGTGTCGCTGATAGTGGCCGTCTGCGCGAAGGCGGAGGCGGCAAGGAGGAGTAATTGGAGTAGGTGTTTCATTTTTCTTTATTGTCTTGCAACTGCGCCAGAACCTGGGTCAGTTTGCGCGGGATCGGCAGACCTGCCTTTCCCGCGTTCTCGCAGATGGAAATCAGTTCCGTTAGGCAGAACCACCCGGCCACGTAGGCCGACAGTTCTATCGGCATCGGCTGCACGCTCTCGGCGATTTTGAGGGCCACGATTAAAAGCAGCGCAATCGCCTTTTTGACGAAGCCTTTTCGGGACGCGTCGGACGACACCGCGCCATCGCTCCAGGCCAGCAGGAAACCCGTCGCGAAATCCGCCACCTGCAGACCAATCAGTCCCCAGAAAAGCACAGGCATCGATGCCACCACCCCCAGCAGCGCGCCCGGCAGCGCCACGATCAGCTTTTTCACGACGGCTTCACTCCGACGGACTTTTCAATCGACACGAAAAACTGCGTCAGGTGCGCCAGCGCTTCAGTTAGCGCCTCTTCATCCACCACTTTTCTTCCGCAGATCTTTTCAACTTCGGCCGCGATCTGCGGAAGCATCATCGTGGAATAGTGCATCGCCATGCCCAGCTTCGCGGCGCCGCTTCCGCCGGCCAGCTCAGCGTTGCGGACGCCAGCGTAGATCGTCTGCGCGACCGCTTGGAACGGGCCAGGCACGAAAAGCAGCGCAATTGGCACGCCAACCTTGCCTATTTTTTTAAGCCACCCCCAAGGCATTAGATTTCCTCCCACGCTCGATTGAACGGCGTGATGGCGGTGAACACGTAGGTCTTGCCTTTGGCTCGGTACACCTGCCCAAGCCACGGCGTAGCGTTGGACGCGGCGTAGAATCGCCCCGGCTGGCCGGGTATTGGACCACCTACCGGGCCGCCGATGGCGTCCTTGTCGGTGCCGTAGGCCTGCAGAAAGCTTTTCGGGTCAATGCTCGACACGAGTCGATCCGTCTGCACGATCCGCATCTCCCACGTAGGATCGAACGCAAATTGCGCCTCTACCGCAGCCGCGGCCTTCGGCTCGCCGTCCTTCCCGCCGTTCGCGGCCCAGTTGCGGCACGCCTGCAAATAATCATGCTCCGCCTGCAAATTGATCTTCGCGGCGATCGCCGCGCCCTGTGCCATAAATGACTGCTTTACTTCGTTGAGAAACATATCCACCTCACCTCACCAAGCACTAATTACCAGCCAAGCCACGGCCAGGCACATCCCGATGATGCCGAACGCGCACAAATCAATCAAAAACGCGCGCATGCTTAATTTTCCCACGGTGGCCGCATCGCAACCACCGGTGGATTGCGCTGATTGTCGATATTGTTCAACAGCGCCAGGTCGTACTGATCGACAGTAGCCTGGGTCAGCAAACCTACCACCCATCCCTGCACCTGCGGTTTCGTCAGGTCAGCAAACGCCGTGTAATCCGCAGGGTTAGGCGGTCCTAGCGAAACCTGCCCGTACACATCGGCGCTGTATTGCCCATCAGTAGCCGTGCGCCGCCAGTCTACCGTAATCACCACGTCCGTTAGAGAGCCTTCGGCTGGTTTAACGGTTAGCGGGTTGAATATCCAATCGTATGTAATTGCCATGTTTAGTTCCTTGCTTCAAAAATGTCGATCTTTGCTTTGAGTTCTTTAATTGCGTTGATGAGCGCAAACGTGATGGCGTGGCCGTTGTAATTCAATAGTTCAGTCTCTTGCTCATCGTCCCCGTGCAGCTTCCCCTGAAAAGTCCCGATGCACTCCGGAAACACTTCCTGCGCCTCTTGCGCCACGATGGAGATGTGCTCTTTGCCGTCGGCCACCATGCCGCCGAAGCCGTTGTATTTGTAGCGCACTGGGCGCAAAGCACAGATAGCGTCCAGGCCCTTCTCGTAGTCGCCGAGGACTGTCTTCAGCCGTGCATCCGAGGCGATGGTCCAGGTGTTGGTCGCAGGCTTGGCGGCTGAGTCCGTTGATAGCTGGAGTTGGTATGCAGGACTCGCCGTTCCAATGCCGACGTTGCCGCCGCCAGCCTGTAAAGATAAAGAAGTAGCACCGAATGGGTTCCCAGCCTGAATCCTTGCATATTCAGTGACACCACTTTGGTATCTATAGCCAATCTGCAAACCAGAAGTAGCTAAACCATTACTATCTGTGCATAAAATTTGTCCTTGGTCAATCCCAATTCCGTCAGTGTTAGAGACGGAACCCCTGACCTCAAGGG